ACATACTTCATACGAAGATTTCGCAATTTACTGTATGCAAACGCATATTCTTGGCTGCTAGGGTCAGAGTTTTGCAAGATGCGATACATATCAGCTTCTACGCTTTTGCTTTGAAACCCGCCGCCTAATGCATCCTGCGTTGCTCTAAATTCATCCTTTTCGTTCGCGAACTCTCTAAGTGCCAAATCATGCGAAACCTTCTGGTATTCCGTCATAGGCGTTTGTGCAGGCGTAGCCTCGGCAAGAAATGCCTCGCGGTTGCTAAAGTCGCGGAAGTCATCAAGCGAAACGTTCGGCCCGAATTGCCTTTGAACCGCACTGACAAACCCATTCCATTTCTCAGGATTATCCGAAGACGTTGCGCCCTTGAGAAGAATGCCGCGCACCTTTTCGCGCCGCTCGCTGTCCATCTGCGTTGCAGCCATTCCCGACTTCATATCGCCAGCACCGAAGGCAATGCCTGCCGCGCCTTTGTAATCGCCGCCATGTATCATGCCGCCAATCTGTGACAACCGCTTGCGTGTGCGGCGTTCGTCAATGGCTTGCGTGATACCGGACAACGCAGGCCCGATGTCAGGAACAGGTACGTTGTAGTCAAATGGGTTTGGCATTAGACCCGCCTTCCAGTGAAGTTAATTATATGGCGACATGCCGAATTGCTGGTTATACGTCGGACCAGACATATACCGTGCTGGGCCGCCACCGCCGCCGCCACCAAATGAACCGGGCGGGATACCCATCGCCATCTGCGCGCCTGTCGTAATTAGTCCCATTACATTGTTCGCGCCCTGCGCCCGCGCATTCGCAGCGCCAAGAACGCCACCCGCTTCGGCCTGCCCGATTTGCGTATTTTGCCCAAGGGCCGCAGACATGCCGCCCGAACGGATATTCGCCCGATTTGCGGCGTTACCCATAATCGCGTCACCCTGACCAAGCACAACACCGGACAAGCCTTGGGCGCCTTGATAGCCCTGACTCATAAGGCCGGAAAGCCCGCTGATATAATTGCCGTATTCCTGTGACCCGACGCCTTGTCCATACTCAGTCAACGCCTTGCCCTGACGCCCCGAGTAAAGACTGCCACTAGCCGCCGCAGAACGGTCCAGAGCCTGTACGCCTTGGTCTAGGCGGAACTGGTAGCCGGGTGACGTTTCAAAGCCCTGCATGGCCGTCTGTGCGGCTTCCTGGCCGTTTAAACCGTACAGATTAGACAACTGCGTGAGCGATTGCTGACCAACGTCCGCATAGGGCCGATAGATATCCGCCGCCTGCTGAGAGTGTCCAAGAGCATCGCCAAGCGCGGTGTCCATTTCGGCAAGCGAATCGTCGGTGTACCCTCTCGCCATGTCCATGCCCTCGCGGGCGGTCTGCGCTTGAATCTTGGCCGCTTCTTTGGCCGCTTTAGCCTGTGTGCGGCCGAATAAGTCCGAGAAGAATCCCATGACTGTTATGTCTCCTGGATATCAGCGGCTTGAAGCGCCGCAAGAAGTGCGTTGAAAGCTGTGACTATCTCAGCGTTGGTGCTTGGCTCAGCGAGGTCGGCCACATTTGCAGCCGTGCGCTTCGATACTTCCTCAAGACCGCCAAGATATCGGTGATATGGTTGAGATAGCCGGTTGCGCTCCTGGTCCATAACCGGAGTCGCCGACGGCGGCATGATATGTTTCTGGGCCATTATGGATCGATCATTTCAATATCGACGGCTGCACCCGTCAGCCCCCTGATAACCGGGGCCGACATGGATATTTCCCATATCCGCCCGTCTTCCAGGGTTTGGCCGCAGCGATTGAATACCACCCGCTTGCGCCGTTCATCAACCGCACCGACAGTTTCTGTCCGTTGTGTTGACCATGAAAAGCCGTTGTCGTCCGAAAACCGCATCATTACCAAAGGATCGCTCTCGTGGTCGTCAAGCGAAACAAGGCCCGTCCCCGATATCGTATCGATAAATAACCTATCCACACTAACCCGGTTAGGATAAGCGTGCATGGGCGACGTTCTAAGCGTCCACAGAAGCGTATTCCCGGCCTCCGTATAGGTGTCAGGGTCAACGCGATACAAAAGCCCGCTGGCATAATCGCCAACTGCAAGAACGCCATTGATATTGACGAACTGTTCGCCCCGCCACCGGGTTAGCTGGTAGCTTTCCCGCTCATGCCATAGGCCCGTCAGGCCGTCGTAAACCCATGTCCAGTTTGCAGCCGATAAGATATAAAACTGGTGCCCTCGGATTGAGTAGGCCGTGGCCGTGATTGAGGTCTTGTCTGCCGTGTCGAAAATGTCCCGCTCAACCGCATGGGTTGATATTCGCTCCGGTTGATAGCCATTCAGCACCCTTACCGTGCCATCCGACGCGACGAAGAAAACAACGTCGTTCAAATCTTTCACAGTATGGGCGCAAAGTAGTCCAAGGTTCTGCAACCCAGTGCCAGGGATACGCTCAAATGGAAACGACGCGCCTGTATTAGACCAGAACTCAACCGACTGCGGCCCAAAGAACAAAACCTCTGTTGTGCCGCGAGCGTGGCCGACTGTCAGCCCGTCAGGGTTCGCTTCAGCGGTCGCGAAATCAAGCGCGTCAATTGCCGTGCCTTCGTCAATCGATGATATGAAAAACCGACCGTCCGATATCGTCCAGATAAAATAGCCACCCTGATAGGTCACGCTGTTTGCGTTCGGTAAATCAACATCAGAAATCGACGACACAACGTCGTTCTCAATAATGTATCTCAATCCACCCGATACTAGCGCAATCTGTGGTGTGGCCGATTTTCTGTTTCGCGCCGTGAAGACAGGATCGGACCCTGGAAACGATCCGACATTGGTAACACCGCCGCCGCTGTCAACCTTGAAGACAATCGTGCCGCTAATGACATAGCCAACAGTGTCAAGCGCGATAGCGCCTCTCGTCACACTGCCACCCGTCAATGTCGCAAACGACTTCAGACCTTCAATCGAATAGATTGGAAACTGTATCTTGCCGCCCTTGCCCGCTTGTTCAGCATAGGCATTAACCAGCCTCGCTGATGTATCCGGCCCGTAACGACCAGGCTCTGATTCAACGCCGAAGTCGAGCGGGACAACCTTACCCATATCGAGGTTCCGGCACGAAACGAATCTCGTCTTCCCGGTCTTCGTCAAGCGCCGTTTGAAGCAGAGCTTCGGCCCGCATAATCAGTCGGTCAGTGACAGGACCGGAACGCCCATAGTCATCCGCCAACCGGGACGCCAACTGATAGCCGCAAACTTCAAGAAATTCCTGACGAATGTTTATGTCGTCATCAAGCGCGTCTATGTCATCAATCCGGGCAACGTAGGTATAGTTGATTGTCTCGTCGTCTACAGTGCCATGCAAAGGCCACACATAGAACGCAGTCGAGGCCCGCTGGTAATCGACATAATATTGCGTCGGGATGCCGGAAGCCGTCTTGTTGGGAAGGTCAAAGTATTCCTCGCGCGTCATAAGGATCATCGGCGTTTCGCTGTCCTGGTCGTCAAACCGCGCCGATATGACCCTATGCGGTTGAGGTGACAGCGTATAAGACGCCGTAGCCGCAACAACCGTGATTGAACCCTCGGTCAGGAGCCACAAATGCTCGTGTTTCTGCCAGCCCTTGAGCATGACGTTAAGCTCGCGCATAGCGTCATTCGCCATTGCCGACAAAGCGGTTTCGCCTTCCGCCAAAACGCGCAGCTTCTTGAGCGCATAGTCAATGACCTCTCGCGCGGTCAGGCTGTAGTCAATCGAACCTGATAAAGCCATTACAGACTACCTCGCGTAACTTCGTTGGCTGTCAGAAAGTTGTCGGTTTCTTCAGGGCGCGGGTCGGGAACGTTCTGATTGTCCCGCTTGCCGCGGACAAAGTCCTGCGGGTGGCGCGGTTCCCAGTCCTGTGCGCGGACGCGATAGCCCTGCCATGTCTTCACGGTGTCTGAAGCGTGAACCTTGAAGCCAGTGAAATCACAAATAACGTTGTAATCACCAGGACGATGCGAAAGCGCCATGCGTTACCCTCAATAAAAAACCCGCCTCAGTGGACGGGTGTAAACGTCAATGTAACGGACCGTTGCGAAATGGAAAGACCAGAAGTAGGTGCGCCCCCACTTTTGCTTCTGTGGTGGCTATTGCCAAACTCCGAATATGTCTTGGTCTGCGGGGTGGATTACCCAGAACTTTTTAGTAATCAACCCCAGCGCCCATGTGCGGTAGTTTTTACCATCGGCTGAATTGATTGTCTTGGCCTGCCCATTGGCCTTAACCCACTTGGCTAGTTTGCTGCGGGTGAACCTTGGGTGGCTGTCTTCAGGGTCGTCTGCATCGCCGCTGTCGTCTGCGGCTTCCGCCTCATGGGCTAGTTTGACGAGAAAGCACCTTCGGCTGTCCATAACCGCAGGGACGTAGCCGGGTTCTAACGGTGTTCCAGTGGCGGGCGTGATAACGATTGGGTTTGGCACCTCAAGCCATTCAGTCCCTTGGTGGACGCCTACGACTTCCCCGTCTTCGAGCTTGAATACC